TGTTTTTCCACAGCAAAGAGCAGGTCTTAGAACATTTCCATAGCCGTTTTAATAATAATGAGTTCACTTGCATAATCAAATTTCATGAGATTTTTGGTAAGTATTCTTATGCTATAGAGCCTAATTCTACAAAATTTGCACAGCAGGATAGCCAAGTTAACAATCCCTCGTACTTAAAACAACCCTCTTCGAAACGTAATAAATCAATAATAGGTACACTATCCACCTCAAGTAAACCTGCATTGGAGGCTGGCCTATTTATTGATAATGCATCATCAAAGTCTAAAAATAAATCAGTAAAAAGTAGTATAGAAGTAGAAGATGAGCAGTTGTCAGACGAAGCTATTAGGGCTGTGGTTGCAAGTAAAGCGAAACGTATAAAGCCGGTACCATATATTCGTGAGGATTTTAGTTCGACCTCAACATTAAACATAAATCAAAACGATTCAGAACGACCGCGTTGTATTTATTGCGGTGATTATAATTCAGGTATTGTGCGAGATCATGTAGTTTCTGTTGCATGGCGAGGAGGCAAGAGACACTATGATCGCCGCCATACTGTGCCTTCTTGCCCCCAGTGCAATAATCTGCTGGGAGATAAGCCATTACATAACATTGCGGATCGTGCAGCGTTTCTTGTTGGTGCGATTGAGCGTCACGAGCGTCGATTTTTGAATACGGCAGACAGGACTGCGGAGGAATTGGCAGAGCTAGATCATTTCTTAGCAATTACGCTAAAAAGTGCAATGTACGAAAAGGCAATGGCTTTACAACGTATCGAATATGCTAAGCAAGTTTCTGCAGGATATTATGATTATGCAACCATTAAGTATTTGATAAAACAAGGAAAAGAAATCCCAGAAGAATAATTGGCAGAATCAATTTATACTCATGATTATTAATCTTGGATATAAATGAGCCTTGATTATTGTTTATTACTATTTAAAGTAAAAAATTCAAACACGCCAGTGGCGGGCTTATTCACTAGATAAGTTGCTGTTTAGTTCCTTTTGGGTATGAAGGTGCATAGCTGATTTTTTTGCAGACGGCATGCTGAACTAACAAATATTTGATGCTTAACGAAGGCATGACCGCATTCAACGTTAGTACATTGGTTATAACGTTCCTTAGTTTCGCCAGACACCTGAAAACTGCTGCGAGTATGTGCTGCTAGTCCGCACAATGGGCAGTTCATCATTATAGTTTTCCCCCTTACCTTTGCTTGAATCGCGATAATGGCACAATATTATTCAAAATGAGAACAAATTACCCATTTCGAGATCATCTATTTTCACTTCAAACGCAAGGCTGATAACAAAGCCTTTATCTGGGATGATGGTGTGTATTAATGTCGTTATGGTCCACTTCGCATCGTCTATTGGCAATTTAAAGCCGATGACCTTTACCAGAATTTCCGTATAGAGATCCGCCCTGCCTACTTTAAGCTGCAGCGAGAATGAAGCCACTCCGTGCTGAAGCCGTTCCCATTGCAT